TGCACGACGCAATCATACAGCAACTCGGCGACAAGGGAGACCAGGAATGATCGACATCAAAGAAGCCACCATCCGGGGCCGCAGCATTATCGAAGACGGTCGCGTCTTCAACATCGACCGCTCGAAATACATGAACGCATCGGAGGCCGGCGGCTGCATCCGGAAGCAGTGGTACGATAAGCACGAACCGAAGCTCCGGGCGCCGGAAGACCTCGGCTATGCGTGGCGCGGCCAAGCCGGCGAGCACTACATGATCGAGAGCCTCCTCCAGGCTAACGTGCCCCTGGCGATCCACGGCGAGCAGCACAGCATCGCCGACGACGAGACCCGGATAGCCGCGACGCCCGACGACGTCATCACTTACGACGACGAGTGGATACCTCTCGAAATTAAGACCATCGATCCCCGGACGAACCGCCGCAACCTGCCACGCGACGCGCACGTCACTCAACTCAAGATCGCGATGGCGCTCGTCGATCAGTATCACGACAATCCCGGCATCAAGCGCGGCCTCCTCGTCTACATGGACGCCAGCAACTTCAACGACATCGTTCAGTTCGAGATCGAATTCGACGCCGGCATCCTGGAGCGGCTGGCGCCTCGCGCGCGGAAGATACTGAACACCAAGAAAGTGGATAATCTCGATCGCGAGGGCAAGGCGAACGGCGACTGCAAGTACTGCCCGTTCACCGAGGCGTGCGGCGTCGACGTCGCGGACACCAAGACGAAGTCTGGCCGGGGCAATAAGGGCACCAGCCTCGACGCCAGCGCCGGCGTCTACATCGAGTTGAAGGAGAGCATCGCCGAGATGAAGGCGACGCAGGACGTCGTCAAGGAAGACCTGAAGCGCGAATTGAAGAGGCGCAAGACCAACGAGATTACTGTCGGCGGCATCGAGGTGAAGCTGACCGAGACGGCGGGCCGCGCATCGCTCGACAAGAAGGCGGCCAAGAAGGCGGGGATCGACTTATCCCCATTTGAAAGTGTAGGGGCGCCGGGCGAGCGCCTCGACGTGAACCGTGTAACGTGAAAGGCTACACATTATGACTGGACAATCGTTAACTGATTTCATGAAGACTGAGAACCTGCCAGCCATCTCCGATCAGGACATGGCGCAGGCGCTGCAACACACCGCCGACGACGCCGGCAGTGGCGGCACTAGCGACGTCGACTTTATGAACTTCTCCGGGAAGAGCGGGAAGTATCAAGTCGGCCAGAGCCGCATCGAGCCCGACCCCGATCAAGTTTATCTAGTCGAGCCGGCGTCGGTGCTGGAGGGCTGGATATGCTGGAAGGCGTCGAAGCCCGTCGGGCGCCACGAGTGGCTCGCCACTCAGCGCGCGCAGCGGGCGGTCCCGTCAACCGACCTGGAGGATCACAGCCCCTACCGTGACGGCGAGGGCTGGTCAGCCCTGATTGGCTTCGGCATGCTCACCCTCGACGAGGCCGCGAAAAACATCAAGTTTACGGTCAACTCAATCTCGGCGAGCAACGCGCTCGGCGATCTCATTCGCGAGATCAGCCAGCGCATGGCTGCCGGTGAGCCCTACATGCCGATAATCGGTCTCGGTGTCACCGAGTTCACCGCTCAGGATCAGAAGAACTTCAAGCCGGTCCTGGAGGTGGACGTATGGGTCACCCGCGCCGCAGCCGCCGCGTATTTCGATGGCGAGTTGTCTGAGGACGATCTGCTCAACGGCGTCGAGCCCAAGAAGAAACGGACGCGGCGAAAGAAGTGAGCGGATAAAGTTGGCCCCCGATCCTCGCGGACTGGGGGCCAGCTTTTCATTGTTCACCGCTCACATCATCGGACAGGAGGTTGAAGCCTGTGGCTAAGAGTAATAACCTGAAATACGAACTGGTGTCAACTTTTCGCCGGCTGCACGCCGTCGTCAATCGGTGCAAGAAGCTCGGCGAGACCGCCCTGGACTTCGAGACGACGTCCCTGTCGCCGGCCTCCGGGCGCGTGCGGCTGGTCAGCCTCCGCAATACGAAGACGCGCGTGCTGGTGGACTTCGACAGGATCAAGGGCGGCTTTGGGAAGTGCGCGCGCCTCTTCGAGGGCGGCACCTGGATTGTCTTCTATTCAGGATTTGAAGGGCGATGGTTCCGGGCTGCCGGCGCCGACCCGATGCTGTACGACGTGGGGTTTCTGCGCCGCGCCATCCTGGGCGGCGGCAGGTTTTCACTGGCGAACATGGCGCTGTGGGATTTGAACATAGAAATGTCCAAGGACGAGCAGGCCAGTGACTGGGGGAGCCGGCTCACCCGATCGCAACTCGACTACGCCTATTTCGATGCATACGTTACCTGGAGGCTGTGGCGTGGCTGGGCCAAGCAGGCAGACGAGGGACACTGGTCTGCTTTCCACATGCTCAACGACATGGTGCCGGCAGTCATCGAAATGGAGGACGCCGGTATGCTGTTCGACAGTGAGCAGCACGCCAAGCTCGTCAAGGATTGGTATAAAATACATCGACAGAAGACCAAGCTCATCAGGGGGCTGGTGCCGACGGGCGAGGTGGCGAATATCAATTCGGACAGTCAGTGGTCCGACTACTTCGCCGCCCGCCTGCCGGATACTATCCTCAGTGGCTGGCCCCGCACCGAGAAGACCGGCCAGCTATCGATGAAGGTGGAGACGCTGCGCCGACTGGGGGCGCACTTCCACGGCACGCCGATGCAGACGTTCATGGACGGTCTCGCCGATTACAAAAAGGTCAGCAAGTATCTCAGCAGCTTCGGCGAGAGCCTCATCACGTCAGCCAACTTGGCGCATGACGGTCGCATTCACGCCCGCTACAACATCGGCGCGGCGAAGACGCTGCGCTTCTCCAGTTCCGGCCCCAACGTCCAGCAGACGCCGCGCGACTTTGACCTCCTCGGGAAGTTTACGTCGATCCGGAAGAGCTTCGTCGCGCCTCGCGGAATGAGGCTCGTCAGCCTCGACTACTCGGGCATCGAGTTGCGCGTACTCGCCCTCTTGTCCGGCGACGAACAGCTTCTGGATGACGTCGTAAACGGCGACGTCCACGCGGAGGTCGCGGCGGTCGTCGCCGGCGCGCCGATAGACAGGACGACGCGCGCCGGCAAGGCGGCGCGCCAAAGCGCGAAAGGCATCAGCTTCGGTATTATTTATGGCTCCGGCGCGATGGGCCTCGCCGCGACGATGCGCACGAGCGTCGATCGGGCGCAGGGCTACATCGACTTCTGGCAGGACCGCTACCCAGACGCCTTCAGGCTTCGCTATGACATGATGGACGAAGTGTCCCGCACGCGGCGCATCAGGATGGTGGAGGGTGGCACCGTCTACATGGGCAAGAAGCCCGACCTCCCGAAGTGTGCCAATTATCCGGTGCAGCGCGCAGCGCTCTCGGTGATGGCAATGGCGATCAAGCGCCACAAGAACAGCCTCGACGATTGCCGCTGGGCTGAAAAGCAAAAGCGCAGCCGGATGCTGGCGACGATCCACGACGCTCTGATTGACGAGGCGGCGACGCGAGACGCAAAATTGTTGCTCAAGATTATGGAAAGGGACATGATCGCCGGCTACCTCGACATCTTCCCCGGCGCCCCGACCGAGCGACTGGTCGAGGGCGGTACCGGCCCCAGTTGGGGCGAGCTAAATTAGGAGATTGCCATGTCGCATGCTAATGCTAAATACGAGCCACCCGCAGCCTGCTATACCCTCGTAGCGATGACAGACAAGACGCTTCGTTATTACTGGGCGGATCGGTGTGAAGTATCCGGTAATGGGGATTTGATATTACATACAGAGAAATACGGCGTCCCGTCCGTATTTGCAGCAGGTTCTTGGATAGAGACGCACCCCGCGTCAGTGATGGATGGCCTACCACTTACACTGGACCCAAATTAATTACGGTCGAAGGGTTGACATCAGTGCCTGATCGATGGTAAACTCCTCGGAGTTTCACAACACAGGACGACATGACATGACACAGTTTGTAGCCAAGCAAGTACAGCCCAACATCCCGATCTGGACCCTCTTCGCCGGTGACACCGACATCGGCTGCATGACCAACTTCGAGGGCGAGGGACCAATGGCGACCGTGCGCAACCGCGCCGCCGAGAATGAGTTCCAAGTGGAGATTAGCGCCACGGTGTCGGCGCCCTCGATCCACGAGACCCTGGTCAAAGCCAAGGAGGCTTGGCTCACCCTGCTCGATCCGCAGCGCAATGTTATTGCCTTCCCCGAAGAATTCATTGAAGACGAAGACGGCGAACGCGCCCGGCAAATTCATGAGGAGCGCGTCTCCGAAGAGTGGGCAATGCGCGCCGACATGCAGGAGCCCTTCTGATGATCAGCCACGCAGGTTTCGATGACGCCCAGACTGCCCTGGAGTTCCTCCAGGGCGGCAAGGCGACCGTCACCTTTACCAGCGCCACATCCGGCAAGCACTTCACGTACCGCGTCGATCAGGGCGCGGATAAGCGCGACCCCGAGAGGAAGACGCCCTTCTTCGTCAAAGTCCTCAACGGCCCCAACAACGCCTGGAACGGCGACTGGCTCTACATCGGCTACATCAAGGCCGACGGCAACTCGTGCCTCCTCGCCGGCGCCAAGGGCCACCCCGACGCCGACAGCTTCAAGGCGTTCTCCTGGGTCTGGGCGCACCTCAACCGGGGCGACATCCCCGAGGACTTGACGATCCAACACGACGGCACTTGCTGCATTTGCCGAAAGCAGTTAACTGATCC